TACAACTGCGGCAAGCAGGCACAACATTCTTTAGGGTGTCGTGCCCGCCGTGGGTCTTTGGATGGACATGATCTAGCGTCAAATTGTCAGAAGAGCCACAGTAGACACATTGGTTGTCCCAATGATCTTTAATGGCTGATCTCCATTGACGTTTTGCCTCTGCGCTAGTCATGGCTTTTAGGTGGAAGAGGTAGTCAGAAGGGGCTTCCAGAATCATTGATCCTGTGTGGGTTACTTCTTAGTGGATTTGCCGTTGTGTCCATTCCGGGCGCGGTTCCGTTTTGGGCTTTCGAGAACCATACGCCCGTCTCTTGTGTGGGAGAGGTCTTTGCCACCCTTCCCAGCAATTCCTCGCTTCCGTCGTTCCGTCCACCTCTCCTCCGAGGCATTTTTGACGGAAGGTTTCTTATTCAGTTTTCGTTGATAGGCCGCCTTCTTAGCTGCTGCCTCAGGATTGGCTGCGTAATACTTGGCGGACTTACTTTTTGCTGGGGCCATCTTCTACAAAGACGTAGTTTTCCAGGCGTTCCAAGCGTTGGTTGGCTGCGTCGGCTCGATTAACCAACACATCCACCGACTTAGCGATATTGTGGAGGGTCACGAGATGCCATCCAAACAACCCAAGGGCCGCTGTGGCAATCAGATTTCGAACTGTTTCTTGGAGACCATCTCCATTGTTACCGGATTGCACGTTCGAGGTCCTCCATTTCCAATTCTAGGGAATCAAAAAGTGCCGACAGGGGAGAACCCATCGTAGCCAATCCAGTAATGTTGTTCTTGGACAGCCAATCGGCGGCTGCCTTGAGGTCCTGCGTCGTTGCAAGACCCCCTTTGATGCGGCTGATCAGCTCGTTAGTGACCAATCCATGCAGTTCGTTGAACTGATCTTCGGTTGCGCGTGTCATACTCTAAAGGAGCCCTTTCCTCCTGATGTAAATTTGCCCAAAATCCACTCATTTCGACCTCTAGGGACCGGTGTGGGCACAAATGGTTGTCGATTTGGGCGGTAAACAATGTCCCTTGTTTGAACATATACCAACAATTCCAAGCTACCGGCGTTTAGTGTCCTGGTAGCGAAATAATCTAGACCTGTGCCCTGAAGGTTGAAGGTTGAAGGCTGGAGATTCAGTGGGAACCTGCGAATAACCTCGGCAGGTATCTGGAATAGAGACAAATTCAGCACTGAACCGTCAATACGCCGTGTCAATAGTAGCGATGTACTGCTGCTACCAAGATTGTAGGAAGTATTGAGGCCATTAAGGATGAAGAAGAGGTTACTGGAAAGGGTGGACGAGCCAACCGTAAAGGATCCAGTTGTAACATTTAGGGCAGACTGCCTTCCAAGAATGGCTGAAGTTCCTGTCCAGGCAAATGACCCAGCATTTACGTTGAGGACAGCAAAAGGGCTCAGGATTAGATTATTGCCAACAACAGAGTATGTTCTTGTTGTTCCATCCAACCTTGACGCCTTTTGAAGAAGGCTGCTGGTACCACTAAGGGCGAATGTCCCAAGGGTTGTGCCCAAGGTAAACTGCTTCGATAGTATTGTGGTTGTCCCCGCAATAGAGAACGTACCAACAGTACTAACAAGAGTTAGGGAGGCCCGAAGGACAGTGCTTGTTCCAGCAAGAGTAAACGTTCCAACCGTAACATCTAGCGGATAAACAGTTGGACCAGCAGCGGCATTGAACTGCTCGTCGAACCACTGCCCTATCGGACTATAGTCTTCTAACGGATCATCAAACCATACTGGTAAAATCGGCACTCATCGTTCCTCCCCTTACCAGGAGTAAACGATACACCAACCAGTGCCACCAAGGCCACCAGCACCGCCGAGACCGGGGTTCATACCGACACCCCCGCCACCACCGCCGCCTCCACCTTGACCACCAGCACCGCCAGCCCGACCAGCGGTAGCAGCTTGGACGGTAGATCCGCCACCGCCTCCTCCGCCACCACCACCGATGGATGAGCAAGCAGCACCATCTGTACCGGCAGTAGGGGCAGGACCAGACGTGCCAGCAGCAGCGCCACCGCCAGATGTGTAGACTTTGGTTCGACCTCCAGCACCAGGAGCTGTGACAGCAGGCGTAGCCGTGTGACCACCACCTGATCCGCCACCACCACCGCCGTTGATGGATCCGCCACCGTTAGAAGTGCCAGCTGGAGTAGCTGCTTCGCCAGCACCACCACCCCCACCATCTTCTGCGTTGTTGGTAGTAGAAACAGCGGCAGAACCAGTTACACCCTGGCCGCCAATTGCGTTGGTAGCTGCCGTAGGAAGACCACCAGTGCCGCCAGAAGTACTACCGGTACCGCCAGCACCAGCACTACCACCACCTCCACCACCGCCTGTTGCAGCAGCCGAGATGGCACCACCACGCCCGCCCCCACCACCGTAGGCAGTGAAGAACGACCCAAACGTAGTGTTACCACCGATACCTCCATCACCACCAGCCGCACCTGCAGCGCCAGGAGAACCAGCAGCACCAGATGAACCAATAGTAACCGTTACCGTGGCACCAACATCAGAAGCAGAGAAGGTGTGGTTGATGTAGGATCCACCACCACCGCCACCACCGCCCTTTGCAACAACGGCAGTGGCCAAGCTAGCACCAGCACCTCCACCACCGCCAGCACCATACATTTCAAGGCTGATCACCCTTGGAGTGAAGCTGGTTGGCTTTGTCCAGGTGCCGGTTGACGTGAAGACTTGGACATCAACAGGACCAACAAAGGTGCCCGTTTTTTGGATGCCGCCGGACGAATACGCACGAAATTCGCCTTCCTGCGTCAGACCTACCGATTCTCCAGGAAGAAGGGTACCATTCCACAGCTCAGAAATAGTCGTACCGTTGTTGTGTCGAATATCAATGACATTCGTAACAGTTGTGCTGGTATTGGCAATAACCATTGTTCGCAGGTTACGCTGAACACTGGCACCAGGAGCAGGTACAACCGTAGTAGTGGCTGCGGTGACGATGGAGGTATTGGTTCTGCCAGGTGTAAACGTTCCAGAGGCATTGTCCACGTAGGACGCATGGACCGTAACCGTACCAGCAGAACCAGTGATAACCTCAATTACATCAGATGTTGAAGTAAGAAGAATCATGGCATTGTGTCTCCAGGATTGAACTGTTTGTTGTCGTCTGTGCGTTCAATCAGTTGGTACCCAGGAAACAATTCCTCTGCTAGTTCCTTGCTTTCAATGCAAATGATGTTCTCAATAACGTTTCCCTTAATGAGAAAAAGATCGCAAGTCATAGTATCAGGTAATCGTCAGAACACCAGCGGCATCATCAAAGTTGAGAAGAAGTGATTCTCCATCGCCAAGGGTAATGGAACTACCATAATCATACCAACCAATCAGTTCGTCGTTGGTTGCGGTCTGGTTGAACAGCACCACATACCGGAACGGACCAGTAGAACCACCAGTAGAGGTGAGGGTCTTGTCCGTGATGGTGAGCTTATAGACGCCACTCGTTTGAGCACTACCACTCACCGTAACGGTACGAGCATTGAGGAAGGTGTAGGAGATCTGAGTGATGTTTGCCAGCACCGTGTTGCCCGCCACCGGAAGGGTGTTGGTCAGGGCCACCTCAAGGGTGTCAGATCCGAGGTTGTGGACCTTCTCAGCAAGAGCTTCGGTGAAGCTGTTGAACTTGTTAAATGCGCTAGTAGCCATGATCAGTCAGTCAGTTCGGAAATATACAAAGTAGTTGCTGCTCCAGTACCCTGAATAGCGGCGATATTAGCATTAGGAGGAACTGCTAGTAGAATTCGTTCACCAGTACGCAGGTAATGAGACGAAGCAGTCGCAGTTTGAGCCCCAACACCAATTGTATAATGACAGTGATTACCACCAGCACATTTAATTGACACAAAACGACACGTTGTCGTCAGTGCTTGGTTTGTACTTGTAGCCGCAAGAGTAATGGAACGTGATGCTCCAAGAGAAAATACCGTAGTGCTAACTTCGGTAGCAAAGGTGCCGGGACTGGTAGAGCCACCGGTTGTAATGGATGCCATCAGTTATTCTCCAAGATGATTTGAATGAGTTTGGATGGATAGGTAGGATCTGTTGCATACCCCTCTTTCTGAAGTAGGTGGCAGCATTCCCTCCAATCCAAGGCACGATTGACGCCTTTGTACCCCTTGTAGTCCTTGTACCAAAGAGTGATCAAGTGATCAATACATTCGACAGGGGTCTCGTAGTTCTTAAAGGTATCGGAAATGGTGATCCACTTCCCATTGATGAACTCCGATGTTTGTTTTGCGGTGCCTGGAGTGCCCTTAATGCCGAAAAAGTTGTTCTTTCCAGACGTGTGGACGCCCCAGCTGGACTCAAGTGCCCACTGTGCTGCTACAACCTCTGGAAACTTGGCTCCAAGACTAGCCGCAGCCTTCCTAACACCATTAAAGCTGTTCTCGAATGGCACCGCAGCGGGGGCAGGCTTAACGTCTTCGATCCTACGAAGATCCATAAACCACCCAGTATTGGGTCCCTCTACCTCCCAACGTGGAAGCCAGTTCTTCCAGGAGTAGCTGACCTGTTTGCCGCCCCTTCCACGACTCACATAGCCGCCATTGACATTATCAAGTTCCCCATACGGATCGTGAAAGATACCATGAGTATCCGTCATACCCACCAGGAGAACCCAGTGGCCGCCCCCACGAGGGGCCGTAGGCGTACCATGATGGAGAAACCCCACAGGCACAGGAACACCCTCTTCTAGCCGCTTCTGGAGGGCACTGAGGTTGCCGTTTTTGTGGAAGGTAGCACGTACCTTATACTCCTTGGCAGCTTGGGTTTGTGCTACAAAATTTGTAGTGTCTCCAAACTTAAGCACGATGCGGAGATAATCGTCGTCCGCATTTGATCCGCTTAAAGAAGAAGGCCACAGGTACTTGATACCCATGGCCATCGTGCTCGAAAAGCACATCCTATCTGCGTGAGCCGTGCGACTATCTGTTTGGGGGTAGTATTGGCTGATTGGCAGTAGGATGTTGGTCATTTGAAGGAGTCTTTAATCTTCTGAAGACGCTCATCCTCAGACCGAAGGGGCTTCAGCAGGGTGACGACTTTCAGCAGAACCTGAACAACGCTGTTGGAACGATACTTGCTGAGACCAATAACCTCAGAAGCAATGAAGAGTCCGAAAAAGATAGCTGCCTCATAGGTCAGCTTGATGCCGAAGATGGTGATCATTTACCTTGACCTCGTGATTGTTTACGCCCATGATTGGGCAAAGAATGCTGTCCCTGGCCCTGCTTAGTTTTCTTCGGGGGACCAGGGACGTGGGTTGTCTTATTGAGTGACTTGGGGTTTCCCATCAAATGCGGTGACTAGGTCTCGTGTTTTTGTCATCTTAGGTTTATTTAATCAGGAAGGAAGGTAGAGGCAGTTCAACGCCTGAAGAGTCACGTCGTCGGCTCCCACACTTTTCTCTACTGTCACGAAGAGTTTGGTCCCAACCGTCATGTCAACCGTTGAGCCCGTCAACCATACTCCTCCAGTCCCACTGCTTTTCATGTGCTCGCTGTGGTTGACTTGAGAGGCGTGGCTGTTTCTGTTGCTAATTCTTGAAGTAAGAGATGCCTGATTTGTTCCACCTAGATCTACTTGGTTAACAACCGTGCCAGTCGAACTGCCAATACGCACGCGAACAATTTTTGTATTAGCGTTGCTTACTGCAGAAAAATAAGCGTGCATGTGGAATGATGCCGTCAATCCAGGATTTGCTGGTAGATCAATGGTGGTCAGCACGTTCTCGCTTGTATTGCTTGGTGCGGAGATAGAATTATTGATTGAGCCAATCTGCCTGGTCAGCGGGCCGCTGCAACGTGAGCCTGCAAACTGTGGCACGTAGTTGCCGTCGATTGCGTCGAGCGTTTCGTTGTCCGAGTAGTTGACAATCGGCTTTACGCTGTCCGAGTAAATACCTGCAGTGCTTACGCCATAGAACCAGTTGCCGTTAATTTCGGCTTTTACCTTGACTGTGCTCGTGCAGGCGGCCGTGTCAAAGGAGACGGCGTAAGGCATTGGCGTGCCAGAAGTGTTGGCGCACCAATTATTGGTAATCGCAAAATAACCTCTAATGGGATTGCCGACGGTTGGGCATGTAACGCGAAGCACCCTAGCATCGGTATTTGCGGCAATGCTTTGCAAAAAATTGCAAAACGCAATCGACACTCCAAAGGCCTCGGCCCGCAGTTTGGAGTTACCGTTTTCCAGAAGAATTGCAGTCTTGAAGCCTTCAAACCAGCTGTTTAGGATGTTTAGTTGATAAGTGAGGCCAAGGGAAACACCAACCTGTACATCAAAGATGTTGCATCTAGTGATGCTAACGCCACCAGAACCCTGGCCACCGGTTCTAAATCCAAAGTCAATACCAACTACAGGCCCAGCAATGATGCTGTAGTCAACGTGAGTAATGCCAGCACCATCAAAGAAAATACCCTTGCTGATCGTGACCCCGGACGTGGGAAGGATGCCAATGTTGTAGAACATTGTTTCCTGAATGTTCCGGCAATAGATCATTGCTTGAACAGTGGCTGATGCACCAGATGCCCAAAACCCTAAATCTTTAATGTCAAAGCGATAACAAAATGTCGTACCAGATGTGGACTTAACTTCCAACCCGTAACCACTTCCGGTGTAAATCAAAGCCGAGGCCATGGCCCCGTCAACACCAGGGCCGAGGTGCGGCTGCGCCGCCCCCTCCAACGCAATGGAAGACCTGAGGTCAATCACTAGGCCGGTGTGCTTGTAGCGACCCTCCGGGAAGAAGACCTTGCATCCACGAATTGCCGCGTAGTCGAAGGCGGCTTGAATTGCAGCGGTGTCATTGGCAGTACCATCTCCAACCGCTCCAAAGTCCTTGACGGACACCGTTTCCTTCAACTTAGAATCAATAGTCCTAGTAGTTGCACCAGTGCCGCTTTGGGTAAAGGCCAACTTGGTGGCATTGATATTAGCGGTAGCATTTACTTGTAAATCAGTAATGGTGCCTGCCGGTATCTGACCAGCAACAGCATTCGCTACATTATTAGCTGTTTCTTGGGCAATATAAAGATTTTGAACGAAATTCTCATTCAGATC